AAGACCCGCCACATCTGGGCGTACAAGTGCGCCCGGGGCTCCTCCATCCGGGAGCCGTGGGACTTGGGGATCAAGCTGTATCCCATTTCCTGGCTGAACTGGGATTACATCCAGGACTGTTTCCACGGGCAGGCCATGATTACCGGTCTGATTCCCAATCAGATTTTCGTGAATAAGCTCTGGGCCATGTCGCAGCTGTCCCTGATGACCACGGCATTTCCCAAGGTCGTGTACGACGCGACCAGGGTCGGAAAGTGGGATAACCGGATTGGCGCTGCCATCGGGATCCAGGGCGGCGACGTGAACAACGTGGCCAAGATCATTGACCCGGCCAGCATCTCCCCGCAAATCTCCCAGTTCATTGAATTGGCGGTGGAGGAGACGGAGCAGAGTTTGGGCGCGACATCCGTTGCCCTGGGCGACACGCGGCCTGACAACACGTCGGCCATCATCGCCTTGCAGCGGGCTGCCTCCACCCCGTCGGAGATTACAAAGCAAAATCTGTATAAGTCCATTGAGGACCTATACAGGATCTACATCGAGTTTATGGGCGAGTATTACGGCAAACGGTATGTAGACATGACCACGCCGGAAGAAGTCCGGCAGGTCTACGACTTCATTGGACAGGAGACCCCAGCAGAGATTCCGATGCAGTTCGACTTTTCCCAGCTGAAAGACATGCCCATGCACATCAAACTGGACATTGGAGCCAGTTCCTACTACTCGGAAATCGCCTCCATCCAGACGCTGGACAACCTGTTGAAGATGGGGAAGATCGACACCATCCAGTACCTGGAGCGCATTCCCGACGGATACATCCCAGGACGGAGAGAGCTTATCAATGAACTGAAAGAGCAGCAGAGAAACGCCATGGCTATGCAGGCGCAGATGCAGCAGGGCTCCCCCCAGAACCCCGGCGGGGCCCCGGTGGCGGGAGACACCACAAAGGACGAGATCCCGACGGGAGGCGGATACTCTGCCTTGCAGAGAAAGGTCAACGAGACCGGGACCACCGCAGGGATGGTTTGACCGAATGGGAGGTGCCACATGACGGAATGGGAAGTGGTTGGAGTCATTGTGGTCCTCGTTGGCCTCGTGATTTCCGTTGCCGGTCCAATGGTGAAGCTGAATTCCACCATCACGAAGCTGACGGTGCAGGTGGCGAACTTCACCCAGGGATTGGAGGAATTCAAGGACCGATACAAGGACCAACTCAAGGAGTTTAAGGACGTACACGAAGACATTTACGAAAAGGTGGACGATCACGAGCACCGCATTACGGTGCTGGAGGAAAGGAGGGAGGACCGATGAGCGAGAAATGGAAACTCTGGTGGAAGGCTGCCGGGGTGCGGGCCATCAAGACCATGGCAGAAACCGCCATTGCCACCATCGGAGCGGCGGCGGTGCTGTCTGCGGTGGAGTGGCCGGTGGTTCTGTCGGCCACCATCCTGTCCGGCGTTCTGTCCCTTCTGGTCAGCGTCAAGGGCCTGCCGGAAGTGAAGACGGGAAGTTAAGACGAATGTGAAATGTTGCAACGAAACTTAAGTTTGACGCAAGTTTCAAGCAAGTTTGTGCAGAGATTCGGAGGAAATTAACTCAATGAACTTGAGAAAATGCCTTCTCACAAAGAATGAGTGTTACCAGCGCGGGGTGAAAATCAACCCCGTCGGCGTCATGGTTCACAGTACCGGGGCAAACAATCCGTGGCTGAAACGCTATGTCCAGCCAGATGATGGCCTGCTGGGGACCAACAACAACGGGAACCACTGGAACCGGTATCGCCCTGATGGCCGCCAGGTTTGCGTCCATGCTCTCATCGGTAAATTGGCAGACGGAGGCATTGCCACCTACCAGACCCTCCCCTGGAATTATAGGGGCTGGCACAGCGGCCAGGGCAGCAAGGGCAGCGCAAACAATATGGGCTATATCGGGTTTGAGATCTGCGAGGACGGCCTGAGCGACGGGGTGTATTTCGCCAAAGTGTACCGCGAGGCCGTGGAGCTGACCGCCTACCTGTGCAAAATGTTCGGGTTCAACCCCCTGGCAGACGGCAAGGTCATCTGCCACAGCGAGGGCCACAAACGAGGCATCGCCAGCAACCATGCCGATGTAATGCACTGGTTCCCGAAGCACGGAAAAAGCATGGACACCTTCCGCGCCGACGTAGCAGCGGAGATGAACAAAACCACCACAGAGGAGGACGAGGACGTGGACATCAACAAGCTACTCCAGGACATGACGGACGAGCAGGCCTACCTGATTTACCAGAAGGCCGTCCAGCACATGGTGACCCTGCCGGAGCCGGAGTGGTCCCAGAAGGAAGGGGCCTGGAAGAAGGCCCAAGAGACTGGCGTCATGGACGGCACCAGCCCGGAACGCCCCCTGAAACGGGACGAATTCGCCGCTGTTCTGGACCGGAAGGGGCTGCTGTGATGGGGGTGACCATCCACAACCCGGACAACATCCCCGAGGAGATTGTGCAAGTGGCCATCTCCATGATGGAACAGGAAGAGGGACGAAAGGTGGTGGAAATCTCCATCCGCCGCACCGAGAACCCCGACGAATACGGGATCACTCCGGTGTTTGAGCGGGCGCCCTTCCAGCGCATCCGCAGAATCACCGGTTACCTGGTGGGAACTCTGGACCGGTTCAACAACGCCAAGCGGGCGGAAGTGGAGGACCGGGTGAAGCATACAACCAACTGACCGCAAACCAGCGGAAACATAAATTGGGCCACCCATGCCCAATAGGAGGAACTACACATGGACGAACTGACTGTAAACACCATTCCTGAAAGCACCGAAAGCGCGACCGAAGCGCCCGCCCATGACCCTGATGACTGGTCCGATATTGACTTTTCGGACCTGGAGATTTTGGACGGAGACACCGAGACCGGCGAGGAGACGCAGGAGGGTGAGACGCAGGATGAGACTGTGGAACCGGACGCAAACCAGCAGGAAGGGGAAGCAGAGACCGAAGCGGCCAACGAGCCCACAACCGAAGCGCAGGAGCAGACTGACAGATCGGAAGAGGCAGACCAGCCGGAACTGATCGAGCTGAAACACCTGGGCCAGACGGTGCGGGTAACCCCGGAACAGCTGAACGCCTACGCCCAGATGGGCCTGGACTACCAGCGGATCCGGGAGGACCGGGACGCGGCGCGGAAAGAGGTGAAACGGCTTTCTCCCATGGAGAAGGAAGTGGAGCGCCTTTCTGCCATGGAGACCTTTCTCAAGGAACTCGCCGCGCCCCAGGGAATCTCCGTTGAGGACCTGATCGACGGGGCACGAGCCGAGGTGCTGGCCAAGAAGGAGCACCTGAACAAGGACGTTGCCCTCCAGAGAATCAAGCTGGACCGAGAGAGAAAGGCCTTTGAGGCCCAGAAGGACCAGCAGCAGAAAGCAGCCCAGGAAAAAAGCCAGGAGGAAGCGAAACGGCAGGAGCAATTTCTGCGGTTTGCTCGAACCTATCCGAAGGTGAAGCCCAACGACATCCCCAAGGACGTTTGGGACGCCTTCAAGGACGGCGAGGACCTGGTGAACGCATATGCCAGATTCGAGAACCGGGAACTCAAGGAGAAAGTTTCCAAGTTGGAGAGCCAGCTGGAGACAGCGAAGAAAAACAGCGAGAACAAGCGACGGTCCGCAGGAAGCCAGAGAAGCGCGGGCAGCGCCAGTGAAATGGACGAGTTTGACCGCGCCTGGTACGACGGGACCTGATTGCCCCCTGACCTGAATTTGGGGGCAGGAAGGAGAAAAGAATATGGCTACCATCAATCTTGCCACCAAATATGAGAAGAAGCTGGACGAGCGCTTTAAGCAGTCCTCTCTGACCGATGCCTATGCAGGCAAAAGCTATTCCTTTGAGGGCGTGAACGCCATCAAGATCTGGACCATTGACCAGGTGCCCATCACCGACTACAACCGGAACGCCTCCGCCAGCCGGTTCGGCACCATCAATGAACTGGGCGACACCGTGCAGACCCTGGTGATGACCCAGGACAAGGCATACACCTTCGCCATCGACGCGGGGAATGCCGGTGAGCAGTTCAACATCAAGCACTGCAATGCCGTTTTGAAGCAGGTTTGGGACGAGCAGGTGGTCCCCGAAGTGGATAGATATCGGTTCTCCACCTGGTCCAGCGGCGCGGGCATTGTGACCGCCGGGGCCGCCCTGACCAAGGACACGGTGATTGAGGCCCTGCTCACCGGCCACGCGGCCATGAGCAACAAGCGGGTGCCCAAGGGCAAGGCCCGGGTGACCTTCATCTCCGAGACCCTGGCCATCCAGACCAAGCTGGCCACCAACCTCCAGAACAACGAGAAGTACACCACCGGGGCCATCCTGAACGGCCAGATTGGCGTGATCAACGGCTCCCCCATTGTGGCGGTGCCGGATGACCTGCTGCCTGCCGGTGTGTCCTTCCTCATCAAGTACAAGGGCTCCACGGTGGACCCCATGAAGCGGAAGGTGCTGCGGGTGCAGACCCATCCCCTGGGCTTCGACGCCGACATTGGCGAGGGCCGGTACATCCACGACAGCTTTGTGCTGGGCCAGAAGATCAACGGCCTGTATGTGTACGGGGCCACCGCCAGCGTGACGGCCACCCCCACCATTGAGATCGCCTCCGGCGGCCAGGTCACCCTGACTTCCAGCGGTGCGACCAACATTTATTACACCCTGGACGGGACCAACCCCAAGAATTCGGACACTGCGGAAACCTACTCCAGTTCCAGCAAGCCTACTGCCGCTGCTGGTGTTACTGTGAAGGCCTATGCAGTGACCACCGGAAAGCTCAACTCCGGCGTTGCCGAGACCGTCAGCGCAGGCTGACAGACACCCATAACGGGGTGGGAGGGACCACCTCCCGCCCCGTTTCCATAAAGGAGGGAACCGACTATGCCCGCACCTACCACAACCGCCCAGCGCGTGTTTGACATCACCATGGGCCTGATCGACGAGGTCAACGAGAATTCCGGGGAGACGGATACTGCCGACACCAGAGAATACAAGGTGCGGACGCTGCTGATCCTGAACGCGCTGCGGGGTGAACTGTACCCCTACAGCGACACCTACAATGTGGAGACGGCGGGAGAACGCCCCATTGTCTCGGTGATCCAGGACTTCGACACCCCCATCGACCTGGACGATTACATTTGCCAGAGCGTGATGCCCTACGGCCTGGCGGCACACCTGCTGTTGGACGAAAACCCGGCCTCAGCCAGCTTCTTCCAGCAGCGATATGAAGAGCTTCGGAACAACCTTTCCAAGGGCCTTCCGAAAACAGCGGAGGCCATCACCGACTGTTACGGCGTCGGCTTCGAGTACAACGAATTTTCCAGGTGGTGATGCAGTATGGCGGAAATCAAGGCAAGCAGCGACGAGAAGGTGTTTCGCGTCCATGAATTTCTAGGCCTGAATGAAAGCCCAGACGGCGACACAAAGCTGAAACTGGGCGAGGCGTCTGTCATGCGGAATTTTAAGATTACTCGGGACCGTTCGCTGCAGAAGAGGCCGGGGCTTAATTCTGTCGGAACCTTAGCAGCCAACAACGTCATTAAAATTGCGGACACTGCCTCAGCGGTACGCGTGGACAACAACGTATCTAGCACACTGAGCATGCGGCAGGAAGTGTATTTGGATGCAAGTAACGAAATCACATTAGACGGAAATAGTGGGCAAGTAACTTATGGCAACTGGGCTCAGTATGTGGGCTATTACTGGTCAGGAACAGACGGGAACTATTACCAGTTTGAGCGGTGCGAGATGAGCGCGTCCGGATCCATCACGACGTACACATGGTACATGAAGCTGATGACGGTTGTGCCGGAGGGGCAGGCAGAAGCAAAGGTGATTGGCCTGTGGAACGGAAACATCAATGGAAAAAAACAGGTCGTTGGCGCGGTTAAATCGGGATCCAAAGCAAGAATCGTTTTAATTTGGAGAGAGGGAGACGGATTCTTGTTTGATCTAATTTCCAACGAAATGTCCGTGTATGCAGGAGCCGGAGAAGAAACG